TGAAATCCTAAATAAAAGTAGAAAATACTTTTTTAACAATGAGAGATCAGGAAATTATCGGTCTTTGGGAAGCCTACCAACAGATTCATTCTCAACTACAAGAAGTAGAACAACTTGATGAGGAAGGACTTCCATACGGTCCAGTAGGAAAAGGATTTAAAAAAATTCCTGCTGGAAAAAAGAGAGAAGCAATGATGAAGAGAATGAAAAATCTGACAAGACAAGCTATGGAAGATGATGGTGATGGTGGTAAGGGGTCACCCAGAGGAAAAATGGGTAATGTTGATGATGCTCTAAGAAATCCAAGACTGCGTGAAGGAACCGACCTTTTCGATACCATTCTTGAGCACCTAGTTGCCGAAGGTTATGCTGATACAAATGAAGCAGCACTTGCTATTATGGTCAATATGAGTGAAGAGTGGAGACAGAGTATTGTTGAAGTATTAGATACTCCTGAAAAGGCAAATGAATATGGTAAAAAGGCTCTTGGGTCTATGCTTGGTGCTGCTACAAAAGCTGTTCTGACTAAAGATAAGGGGCATTTGAAAACTATAGACAAGAGACTTAAGGGAGCAAAAATGGCTAAAAGAAAAGCAGAAAAGAAAGCAGCAGAGGAATCATAATTTAAAAACCACTTTTCAAACCGTCACACAGGGGGTCTCGCGACCCCTTTTTTATTGTATAATAATTACAGTTAAATAAAACAACTCAACTACATTATGTCTCGCTTCAAAATGAATGATGAACAACTTGTTGATGGTCTCAAAGAAAGTTTTGGATCTGAACTAACTGCTGCTGATATTAGGGGATTTTGTGCTTCCCGTAGTCTCAACTATCAGACTGTGACTCGTCGTTTGGAACAGTTTAAGACTAATCGTGGTCGTTGGAATCTTGAAGTGACTCAACAAAAAGTGCAAGAAATTGAGCGCACTTTTCAAGCACCTCCTGCGATGCCTGCTTTTGAACAAAATCTCATTCCTGATAAAGATGATACCTTCGTCAAGTTTGGTAACTTTAATGATGTTAAAAAAATTATTCAATCCCGCCTTTTCTATCCGGCATTCATTACAGGTCTTTCTGGTAATGGTAAAACGTTCAGTGTTGAACAAGCGTGTGCCCAACTTAATCGAGAATTAATTCGTGTTAATATCACAATCGAAACTGATGAGGACGATCTTATTGGGGGTTTCCGCCTTATCAATGGTGAAACTGTCTGGCACAATGGACCAGTCATCGAAGCATTGGAACGTGGCGCGGTGCTACTTCTCGATGAAATTGACCTTGCATCTAATAAAATTCTTTGCCTACAACCCATCCTCGAAGGTAAAGGTATCTTCCTGAAAAAGATTGGTCGTTTCGTAAAACCTGTTGCTGGATTTAACGTTATTGCGACTGCAAACACCAAAGGTAAGGGTTCTGATGACGGGCGCTTCATCGGCACTAATGTGCTCAACGAGGCGTTCCTAGAGCGGTTTCCTGTGACTTTTGAGCAGTCCTACCCTGCTCCTGCTACTGAACAAAAGATCCTCGAAGGAATTGCTCTGGATCTTGGTATTGCAGATCGTCAATTTTGTAAGCGATTGGTTGATTGGGGCGATGTAATCCGTAAGACGTTCTATGATGGTGGTATTGAGGAAATCATTAGCACTCGTCGTCTAGTGCATATTCTTCGTGCTTACAGTATCTTTGGTGATAAAGCAAAGGCAATTCAAACTTGTATTAATCGCTTTGACGATGAAACCAAGACTGCTTTTCTGGAACTTTACGACAAAATTGATATTGATTTCGTAATGCCTTCTACTGAACTTGAATTGACTGTTGAAGGTGGTAAGGAAGTTGACTTGAACCCCACATTCTGATATAATTGGGGAAGGTTAATTATGACTTTCCCCTCTCTTATTATGGATGAATATCCCTACTCGATGAATGAGTTTACATTAAAAATGAATGATGAAACTGGACTAATTGACGTTAAAAAAACTGCCCTGAATATGAACAATCAACATTATAAAAATGGATTTTGGAAGTATAATGAAGAAGAAATTCTAAAACAACTTGAAGAATACATTGCGAGCACTTACAGTCAACACTATGTGGATAGAACCGGTGGAGGGACTGAACAAACTATTGATAAAATCAAACATAATCGTCGCGAAGGTTTTTGTGCTGGAAATGTAACCAAGTATATTGATCGTTATGATACTAAAGGAACTCCTCGTGCTGACTTGTTTAAAGTGTTGCATTACACAATTCTTTTAATCAATCATCTCAATCTTGTTGAAAATAATTGAAATCTGAAACTATGAAACTCTCCGACAACTCTTTGACTATTCTCAAGAACTTTGCTGGAATCAACAATTCCATTTTGGTTAAGCAAGGAACTAAACTTCGCACCATTTCTGTTGCTAAAAATATTCTAGCAGAAGCAAATATTAATGAAGAGTTTCCCAGAAACTTTGCAATTTATGATCTAAATCAATTTTTGAATGGTTTGAGTCTACATCAAGATCCAGAACTAGATTTCACTAATGACTCTTACATTACAATTCGTGAAGGTAAGCGTAGGGTAAAGTATTTTTATGCAGATCCTAATGTGATTATCTCTCCTCCAGAAAAAGAAATTAAACTTCCTTCTCAAGATATTTGCTTTCAACTTGAATATGCATCTATGAGTCGTTTGATTAAGGCAGCAGCAGTTTATCAACTTCCTGATCTTTGTGCAGTTGGTGATGCTGGAGTTATTCGTCTTGTTGTCCGTGATAAGAAGAATGACACCTCAAATGAGTATTCTATCGTTGTTGGTGAAACTGATAAGCAATTTACATTCAACTTCAAGGTGGAAAATTTGAAAATGATTCCTGCTGACTATGATGTAATTATATCCAATAAACTTCTTTCACAATTCACGAATGAGAAGTTTAGTATTCGATATTATATCGCACTTGAACCGGATTCTACTTTCGAATGATGGAATTTCTACTTTACTTGACGCCAATTGGACAAGATCTGATTAGTAAAATGATGATGAAAAATTACACTATTCAGGAGAATGGTGCAATTTGTAGAAATAAAGAGTATTTTGGTGGAGTTGATCATCCTCGATTTGTAATTTGTCTAAACAACATAAAAAATAACATTAGTCCTGTAAAACATTATGTGAATGAGACAGTTTACCACGAAGCAGTTCACGTTGCCCAAGCTTGTAAGCGTGGTCCTCTTGGTATTAGTGATGCAACTTTGGATCAATATAAATTGAAAGATGTTGCTAGATCCGTTAAATTTTCTGGATCTAGTTATGTTTATGAGTTTGAAGCATATTACCTAGAAGATAAACCCGAACAAGTTCTAGATTATGTTAAAAAGTTTTGTTTTTGAATTTTAAACTACACCTTATTAGATTTGATTATGAAAGAAATTGAAATTTTGAATGAAATTTTCATCGAAATTGATAAAATTCGGGAAGAATATAAACAAATAACACATTATTATGTTTATATAACTTTCTTTTCAAATGGTAATTTTTACATAGGTTCTCGTCAGTGTTCTTGTAATCCAAATGAGGATGAAAATTACATTGGTTCTTATAAAGATAAAAGTAATTATGACGGCAAAAAAGTTATTTTAAAAATTTTTTCTAATGAAAATAAAATGACTTTTTATGAGACAAATTTGATTCAAAAATTTAAATCATATTCAAATTGTATTAATGTAAATTCGTCTCCACGAGTTTGTAGTAGTAATATAAAGTTGAATAGTGAATTTTTTAACACAGAAGATTTAAAGAAAATATATAGACGCGGTAATTCGACACTTACTAATTGGTGTATAATTGCTGAAATTGATAGATTTAAGCAGGGAAAATACTATTGTGTGAGTAATGAAGATAAACTAAAACTTGATGAACTATCTAATTTTATTAACTCTGGATATACTTATACGGGTTACCTTGAAACTAAAGGTAAATCGAGGGAAGAAATTAAAAACATTATTTCAAGACAAAGGAATGGGTCTAAATTATGAGTAGTGATTTTTTGTGGGTTGAATCTTGGCGTCCTAAAACAATTGACGACTGTATTCTTCCCGATGAAACTAAAAGGACATTTAATGAGTTTGTGAAGAAGGGTGAAATTCCAAATCTTCTTCTTTCTGGACCACCCGGAATTGGTAAAACTACAATTGCAAAGGCACTATGTAATGAACTTGGAGCAGATTTTTATGTAATTAACGGATCTGATGAAGGACGTTTTTTAGATACTGTTAGAAACCAAGCAAAGAACTTTGCCTCAACTGTTTCACTTACGGAGTCTTCTAAACATAAAGTCATTATTATCGATGAGGCAGACAATACTGGTAATGATGTTCAACTTCTATTGAGAGCAAATATTGAGGCATTTTATAATAATTGCCGATTTATTTTTACCTGCAATTATAAGAATAAGATCATTGAACCGCTACATTCCCGTTGTGCCTGCATTGACTTTACAATTAAGGGAAAGGAAAGGGCAAAGTTAGCAGGATCATTCTTCAAGCGTCTGCAAAACATTCTTGATAGTGAAAACATCGAGTATGATCAAAAAGTTCTTGTTGAAATTGTATCTAAACACTTTCCCGACTTCAGAAGAGTTATTAACGAATGTCAAAGGTATTCAGTAGGAGGTAAAATTGATACTGGCATTCTTGCAACTTTTGTAGATATTAGTGTAAATGAATTACTTAAGAATCTTAAAGAAAAGAATTTTCCCGAAGTTCGTAAGTGGGTAGTTTCAAACTTGGACAATGACACTCACATCATTCTTCGTCGAGTTTATGATTCTCTATATGAAGTTCTTGATGGACCTTCTATTGCCGCTGCAGTTATTATTATTGCTAAGTATCAGTATCAGTCTGCATTTGTTGCTGATCAAGAGATAAATCTTCTTGCTGCACTAACTGAAATAATGTGCGAGTGTAATTTCAAGTGAATCTATATAAAATCTCATATAGAGACTTGAAAGACACTTTTGTTAAAACAACTCCCGAAAATGTGCAAGAAGCAAATGAAGCGTTGTTCCGTGCTAAATGGAATCTTCCACAAGCGGCAAAACATTGTGGAATGACACAGAAAGAAATGAAATTAACTTTCTGGGAATATCTGAAGTATCACAAACCTGATTATGAAAATAACTCCACTACTAAATAGAAGTGGAGTAGTTTATAAGTTATGGCTAAAGGAACTATCTACGAACATAAAGAACCAACAGAAACGGAACTTGCTTGGTTGACTGGGATATGGGAAGGTGAAGGGTCTTGGTCTTATAAAAAGGGAAGAACTAGAACTTTTTCCAATAGGAAGACATA